GGCAACTGGAGACTTGCAACAGTTTGGCAGCGGAGCCATGACGTTTTGGACAGATAGTGCCGAGCGTATGAGCATCGACTCCAGCGGCAACGTCAAGATAAACACTGGCAACTTAGAGCTATCAAATGGCGGTGGCTGGTACCAATCAGACGCTAGTTGGGTTCGCTCTTTAAACGACGTAGCAGTTTACAACGCCAACACAACTGCTAATGCATTCACTACCCCCGGCGACTTCACTGCTGGGTATTCAGACATGCGCCTCAAGACGCACTTGGGGACTATCCCTGATGCGTTAGACAAGGTGTGTTCGCTGGAAGGTTTCTACTACGAGCGGAATGATAAGGCGGTAGAGCTAGGTTATACAGGCGGTGAGCGTAGGGTCGGTCTTAGCGCACAGGATGTTCAGGCTGTCCTGCCAGAAGTGGTGAAGGATGCACCCATCAACATAGACAACGGCACCGATTATTTAACGATAGATTACGAGCGAGTAGTACCTTTGCTGGTGGAGTCCATAAAAGATTTACGCGCAGAGATTGATGAATTAAAGAGGAACCAAAAATGACAACTGATACAGTAAGCCGAGAGACAAACACAGAGTACGTTGCCTACCTCAGCTTTGATAGGGTGGAGTGGCAGGAGTCTTACTCGTTCACTGATGGTGCAGGTAAGCCGCTTGGTGTGCTGCATGAGAACTTCCTGGCGTACCTCCGCGCAGCCTACACAGAAAACGTAGATGACTGCTGTGTGCAGGTAGACGGTGGATTCAACAAGGGCAGCGAGATAACGGTCAGCGGCACTTACACTCTGACAACCGCGAATGAGGAAGGCGAACCCGTTGTTTCCCAAGAGGCGTTTTCCTCCAAGACAACGCTCGACATGACGCTGGCAGCGGAACCTGCGTACATGCCTGTCAGTGATAGCTTGCTGGAGGACACAAAGCATATTTGGATTGAGATGGAGAGCGATGGCGATAGTCATAAAGCCTTGTGGCACTTCAAGCACAGCCTCTCGGTGAGTGACCTGAAAGTCAGTGTGACGGTGAGCAACGATGTTGTGCCACAGATACCGCCCTCACCTAGCGCGGCTCGTTCACGCTAATGGCAGTCCCCACTTCCAACATTACGCTGCTCTCTATCCAGCAGGAGTTTGGAGGCGCTGCGGCTAATCGTGCGCTAAAGAACTACTACGGTGCGGCTGATGGTGTCCCTACCTCTGGCGCGATTAAGTTCATGGACTTTGCGGGTAAGTCTGCTGACATTGTGGGTTCCCAGCTATTTGAGTCCTCTGGGACTTTTACGGTTCCTGCGGGTGTAACATCTGTTCATGTCTGCTGCGTAGGCGGCGGTGGACGAGGCGCACCTGTTGTTGACCAAGCCCGAAGCGGTGGTGCTGGTGGTGCGTGTGCTTACAAGAATAATATCGCGGTTACGCCGGGGCAGCAGATAACGGTGGTGGTAACGCTTGACGGCGATATAGGTACAGTCAATGGTAGTTACTTCAAGGACACATCAACCTGCAACGCCCGTACTGGGTTTCAGACTGCGACTAGCCTCGGCGCAAATAACGCTGGGGACGCTGCCTTCAGGGGTGGCATGGGCGGCTCTGGCGGGACATCGAAATATGACGGATTTGGGTTTACGCAGAATATGTACATGGCGGGTGGAGGTGGTGGTGCAGCCTCTATGGTGTCCAATGGCCCTCGCGGGGGTAACTCTAGAAATCCCGGCACTGGTTCATCTACTACCCCGCCTTTAGAGGGCTACAATGGCGCTACGGCTAGGCGGGCTGGCGGTGGTGGTGGTGCTGCGGGAAATTATGACATCTTAGGTGAGAATCCTGCTTACCTCTATCATGGCGTTGGCAGTTTTCAATACGGTTGGTCAAGCAACAGGGGCGGTGGTGTGGGTGTTGTCACCGCTGGCGCTACAGGCGCTGCTGGTATAGGTTCCAAGACAGCGGGTGCGCCAACGAATACAGTCACAGAACCCACAAAGGGTGGCGATGGCTCTAACGGTGCATATGGTGCGGGTGGTGGTGCGGGGACGAACCCCGGCACTGGCACGACAAACGTCTACAAAGGTACAGATGGTGCGGTCAATATCAAGTGGGGAAATTCAAATACGTTCCCTTGGGCATAACGGAGATTGATATGCGAGTTTTATTGTTGGTGATTTTCTTAACGGGTTGCGCGGGTCAGGCAAGAACGGATTACTATCAGGCCATTGCAGAGGCGGCGAAAGCCCAGAGTGCAACCCAGCAAGCTAAGTATGCAGCACTGGCGAATATGGCTCGTAGCAACGGCGGTGACTCAAGCGCAGCGGTTGCAGCGGTCATGGCACTGGCACTGACGCGAGAGCAGACGCTACAGCCGCAGTACATCGAGGATGAAGCCCTGTCGTATACCAGGGCATTGGCTGCTCCAGTAGCAGGGATAGCGGCACTGTGGATACAGGCCGACAGCAACAAAAGCATTGCAGACTCTCAAGCAACGACCAGCCGGATGAGTATTGCGGCTAATAGAGACATACAGACCAATGCTGCCCGGTTGAACGCATCGACCATCAACACGGTGGCAACGCAAGGCAATGCAGGTACAACGCAAGCACTTGGTATTGTTGAAGCCTCACTGGGAGTTGTTAGCGATGTAACTACTAGCGGGTTTAGCGCGATTGAAAACATCACGCTAGACACCAACGAACTGATTAACGATTTGTCGGTTTCGTTACAGCCGATAGTCCAGCCTGTTGTTGAGGTTGTTCCAGTGGTCGAGATAACGCCTATTGTTGAGATAACGCCGATCATAGAGGATAACGATGAACTTAGACTCGGCCCAGGAGATCCCATCTAGATGCAACCGATGCGGAGAAGTCAAAGGCCAGCAAATATATGCGCATGGGCATTCGGGGTACTGGTGTTCACAATGTTATCCGCTTGTGTTTCTTACCCCATGCCAGAAGACGAAGACGAAGATTCAAGAATGACAATCATCGCTTGTTTTCTGGCGCGCTGTGAAAATGATTTATCGGAGCGTGGCGATGATGACGACGCAGCCCGCCCTTAGAGAGCCTTCCGAGAATTTTTACGCTTGCACCTACTCCAATAACTCACGCGCTCGGCTTTGGTCTTTACCCGTTAGCTGGGGTATAACCTCATCAACAAATACTTTCAGTCGGGCAGCTTCGAACTTATTGGCATCTGCCTCTGCCTGTATCTCGGCCATCTTTTTAACCACCTGCTCCCGCAGTACCTTGTAACTAACGCTCATCACTTCTCCTCCAGTTTCTTGGTTATCCATCGAGCAATTATCCCGTGTCGGTTATCAGTAGGGTGCAGCCCATCAATAGTAGCGGCGGTCAGGTACGGTGCAGACAGGACAGTCACGTTGTTATAGTTCTTGGCGACTGCCTTTGACCACTGCCTTGCGTCTTTTGTGCGCTGCTCAAGTTCTGGTGACAGCGTTACCAGCACAGGCAAAACCATCCAGACCTTGCAACCTCGGCCTTCAAGAAATTGCATGTGGTCACGCAATTCCTGTTGGTAGAGTCCCTGTGGTACGCCGTAACCAGCATCGTTAGTGCCTAGCCAGTAAATGACTTCCCGCTTGTGGCACGATAGCTGCCTCGGTATATCTGACTGCGTTAGCAATGAACCTGCCTGTGCCACGTTGTTGATGTGAAAATCCACTTTGCTAGACCATGCCCCTGCGTCAGATGATAGTGAGTCGCCAAACAGCCAGTAGCTACTGGTGGCGTGTGCTGTACTTGCTGACAAAAATGCCAGTGCAATTAAAATCCTTTTCATTTCTCGTTCTCCTTAACGATTAATGCCATCCTTTTTCGGCTCCCCCGGCGATGGCTCTCCCGTCCCTAACAAAAACCTTATGAGTTTATGCGGCCTAAACTACTGCTTCCGCAGTTGAATCGATTAAAAGCAGCACCCCCGTTGATTAGATTTGGTGGGTGGGGTACGGACAGGGATACCCGGCTTGGACCACAATCACCTCACCCGTGCGGGCATTCTTACAGTGCTTCACCTTCTCATTCGCCATCAGTGGCGAGGTCATCAGCAGCATCAGGCTGATCATCAGAATCCTCTTCATGGGTTCCCTCCAGGTTAGCTATATGGTTAGTGGCAAGGTTGTAGGTCTGGAGGCACAGCGCCTTCCAGTCCACAGGTATGCCCTGCGATTCGGCCTGTAGTGCGCCGTTGATCACCTCGTTAAGACTGGCTTGTCCGTCCATTAGTTTCTCCTGTTTGGTCGGCAGTATTTTCGGCAGTGGGCACGTTTCAGTGCCCCCTGGTGCCCCCTATGGGGCTGCTAAGTCATTGATTACAAAGGACAGTGAGCGACACTGAGGGACAGGGTTACAAATTCGAGTCCCGTCCGGTCCGCCACTTACACCCCTTGCTATCACTGGCTTTCCCCCTTTTGGGGGGAATTCTCGGCAGTGTTCTCGGCAGTGACCTCAAACCTGCTGTTATCTTTCTGGGCAGCGTACTCCACCATGAACTCTGAGTACGTCCGCAGGAACATCTCCGTGCTATGGCCCAGTTGCAGGGCCGCATCAGCCGGGTTAATACCCATCGACAGCAACTCCGCTGCCCGCGTGTGGCGACAGGTGTACGGTATCCGGTACGGTACACGCGCCTTATTATGGGCCTTCTTCCACGCCCCATTGAACACATCAGTATCCAGGTGGGGGCCACCCTGGCTGTTCAGAAAAAGGAACCCACCAGCAAAGCGTGTGGTATGATGGTCGATTACCTTCCGTGCCCACTTGGGTACATACACCACCCGGCGAACACTGGTCTTGGTCGAATGCTGGAGCCGCCTGCGGGTGATCTGCTTCGACACCGTCAACTCCTCCCCACTGTAATCACTCCACTCCAGGGCCAGTGCCTCACCAGGCCGCAGTCCGGTGGCAAACAGCAGGGTGAAGTAAACCTCTGCCTGACCCTCCAACCGCGACAGCAGGGCATCCCGCTCCGCAGGGGTGTACCGCTGGACAGGTTCCTTCTGGCTGCGCTTCAGGCGTATGGCATCCACCGGGTTGGGATTGACCTCCGCATGCTGCAAGACCCCACGCAGTGGGATCAGGATGTTGCGCTTGGTCTTGGTGGCGATGTCCAGCTTGGACAACCTGCGCTTGATATCAGCAGTGGTAATATCCGTCACCGGCCAGCCTGAGTAATACTTGATCCAGTACCCATTGATGATGCTCTCATAGGACAGGTGGGTTGACCGCTTGGCGTCCAGGGTATCCATGTAATCCTGGGCGACATCCTCAAAGACCAGGCTGGTGGATTCCTCACCCTCATACAGGGGCAGGCCCAACTTCTGCCTGGCGATCAGCCATTCGCGTCTCTGCTTCGCAGCGGTGAGGAGACTCGCGCTTGTGGGGTCGCCTTGGAGCGTCTCCGAGTAGATCGCCTTTCCGTGCTTGAAGATACGGATTCTGAGTCCTGCTCCATCTGGTCGGATGCCAGGAGGCCATTTAGCCATTGGTTCGCCCTCTCTATACTGATCAATGTGGTCTGCCCTTTTACCACATACTCCTCACCGTTTGTCCAGTGACGCTTCATCCACCCCTCAATCACACCCTCAGAAACCCCAAGGGTGTCGGCAAATTTGGTTTTGCTAATTAGTGGGAGCATCCCTTTCCTCTCTTATCATCTGAAGCAGTTCTTCCAGGGCGCTTGCTATCCTGTCCAGATTGCTTATCAGTTCCTTTACCGCTTCCTGCTCGTCCATTGCCAAATACCCTGTCAAAGTTATCGTTGAATTTATCCATGTCGAATGGACGGGGTTTACTTCCCTTACTCATCATTCCTCTCCTTTCAGTGCTTTCTCAAGCCCTGCCTGTGCCGCGAGGGTGTGCTTCCGAGACACTCTGCGGTGGGCTGTCTCTATTACTTCCTTAAGCCGCTGGTTCTTCTGCTCCAGTTCAGCGATGCGCCCATGACACTCAGAACAGCACTTCAAATGATCACATCTCACCTCACCACCTCAGTCATCACCATGTCCAGCAGGAGCATGAACGCCATGCCCACCAGAAAGCTTGTCGGACCAATCCAACAGACGCTCCCGCCCAATTGCTCTCTCGAATGTTTTGCAGTGGGGGCAGTACCACCCACGCCGTATTTTGTTTTCTGCATTTACCACCTCTTCCATCTGCTCCAGACACCCGCAGGGCCTGGTTGTTAAGTTGTTCATCCCCATTGCCCAGCCATTGCGTCTGCTATGCCCTGATATGTGTAGCTACGAAGCTTCCAGCGATCATCACTGGGGGCCAGTTTGTTTTGCCCTGAGTCAGTCTGATTCCCCCAGCGCCTTTTACCGTTGACGATGCGGGGCGGGTAGTTGCTGGTTGGGACCAGTGGCGGGAGGCCACGCATCCACAGGCCAGTTTTTTTACTGGCATCCTCCCCAAACTGATGCGGGTGGATGTACTGCGGAGTTCCGAGAGCAGGCAGGCGCTTTGTGATTACGCCAACAGGATTCTCAATACACACCCTGGGTGAGTTTGCTTCCCACAGGCGGGTGACAAACTCCAAAGCATCCTCCCTGGCTTGCCGCCTTTCAGCACCAAACAACGTCCCTGGTTTTAATTTTTTGCCGGGGTCATCCTTGAAAGCCCACTCACCTGCACAAGTCAGGTAGGTACAGGGCGGGTGGGCTATTACCAGGTCCCAGCGATAGCCGAGCAACGGCAACACATCACCCTGATGGTGCGGTCCAGGAGACTCCGTGGGCAAAAGGTCACAGGATGTTGCATCGTGCCCCCTTGCAATGAACGCATCCCTAACCCGGCCTGAATACTCGCAGGCAATCAAAACTTTCATCTTTCCCCCATAAACCAGTTTTGTTCTTGATCTTGAAAAGTCAGTACCAGGCAGGTACTCAAGCCCACTCAACTCATCCATCTGTCTACGTTCACCCATGTTCCTGACTTCTTCAGTACGATCTCACTAGGCATCCGCATCCGCTGCTTCATCACAGCAATCACCTCGTCCGCAGTCAGTCGTTTGGGAATCATTGCTGGGTCCACAAACCGCCAGAAAATCTGCTGTGCCCGGTCAGCCGCAAACCCCCCATGCCAGAAGCACAGGTAGTCCGTTGCAATAGGAATCACCCCCGACTTAAATGTCACCGCCACACTGGGTGGCTTGCCCTGCTTCTTATGCACCTTCAGGGTGTACCCGGTGGGCCGTGCAGCCTCTGCCATCTTCAACTCAGCAGCCCGCTGCAACTTAATCTCACGCGGCCACTCATACCCACACTCACTGCACACACGCTGACCGGCATAGGCCAACGCATCACACTCAGGACAGGTCTTGAGTACCGGATCACCCGTACCCTTCCCAGGCTTGCGCGGTGGGGCCACATCCTCTACCGGACCCAACCGCTCCACGTTGCCGCCATAATCAATCAGCAGGCAGTTGTCCTTGTCAGGGTGGGGGCGTAACCCACGGCCACACATCTGGACCCATAGGCCAGGGCTACTGGTGGGACGCAGCAGGGCAATGAAGTCCACGTTGGTGGCGTCGAACCCGGTGGTGAACACACCCACGTTGACCAGGTACTTGATCTTGCCAGCGCGGAAGTCCTCCACAATCTGGTCACGCTCACCCGCCGGGGTAGTGCCAGTCACAATCACACCATCACCGCCCAGGAGGTCAAGAATCTCCTGCGCATGGGCCACGTTGACCGCAAACACCAGACCCGCTTCACGCTCCTGCGTCAGTATCCGAATCTCATCCACCGCCAGCCGGGTGGTGCGGGACTGCTTCTGCACCATCTCGTCCAGGCCCTTCACCACAAAGTCACCCATGCGCTTGCGGATGCCGGTGGTGTCGTAATGCTCCGTCACCGCCGCCGTGGTGAACTCACACAGCAGGCCACGCTTTTGCAGGGCACGGATGTCAGCACCAATCTGCTTGGCCGGGACGATGTGGGTGAAGGTCGCATGCTCACTCTCAGTCAGGAGGCCCTGGCCCACCCGGTAGGGGGTGGCCGTCAGGCCCAGCACCCGCACCTTGGGGTACAACTCTTCCATCGTCTCAATCAGGCGGGTGTAGTACCCATCAGCAGATTTGGGTGCCACCAGGTGGGCCTCATCTACCAGTATCAAATCCACCGGACCAATCGCGTCCAGGCGCTTGGCGATAGTTTGGATAGTTCCCACCAGGACAGTGTTGTCCGTGTCGAAACTATCCAAACCAGCGCAGCAGATACCCACATCCAGGTCAGGATTGACCGCATGCAGGGCACCTACGTTCTGCCGTACCAGTTCCTTACTGGGCACCAGCATCAGCGTCCGCTTGTCAGCAAACGTCGAGTGGATGTGGTCGCAGACCCCAGCGGCAATGTAGGACTTACCACTGCCAGTGGGGGCCTCGACACACAGGTGCTTGTCAGCCGGGAAGTTGCGCAGGAAATCCATCGACACATCGATGGCCTTCTGCTGGAAGTCACGGAATGTAGTCATGGTCCCCACACGCATCGATCTGTGCATCACGATCCAGCACCTTGCTGTGCAACTCACACACCCAAGTTCCCTTCGCACCGGCATAGCTGTGCCGACAGGTACGACAACCCACCTGGCCGGGTTCCTCTTTAAAGCAAACGTCCGTGTGGCTGCACCACTTGCAACGGAAGTCACTGGGGTTCTGTGCAATCCGTGGGGGTGGGTTGTTGCTGGCGATGATCCGCTCCGCACGTTCTAAATAGAACAGCGCAGCCTTCTCGTCATAGTCCGTTCGAACTGAAGTCCACTGCCTGGCACCCGGCGTACTCGCCGTCAGGTAGTGACGCTTCATCTTGAACTCATGCATGTACAACTGGGCCTGCGCCCAATACACCCGGTTCCACTGCTCCAGCACATCCTTCTCAGGATGATCCTGCTTCAGCTTCAAGAGCTTCTTGTACACCGCCTCACCGCAGGCCTTCGCCTCCCACACATGAGGGGTGGCAGGGGCCTCAACCAGACCTTTCCAGATCAGGCCGTCACAGTGACCACGGAAGTGACCGTCCACAGCCGCAAACCCAAACTGCTTGCCCGACACCGGGTCGTGGGTTTCCAGTTCGCATACCATCTTCAGACGCGCAGCCTGGGTGTCCTCACTGATGTGCCCATCCTCAAAACGGTACAGGGTGTCAACGTCAAACCAGACGTTGCTGTAATCACGGAACCCATACCACAAACGGCGGGGGCACTCGTTGCCAATCTCACTGGCACCGAGGTAGCCCCGACCCACAGAGGACTGGGCAAGCTCAACAGCAGCCGCCACAGCCTCCAGGGTCTTATCGCTGGCAATGATCTTGCCTACATCCATCAGCTAGACCACTCGCTGTTACCAGCACGGGGTGGGACAGCAGCCGCATCAGGAGCGTTAGCCGCCTGCTTGGGCAGGTAGTCGCCAATCTTGTTGGACGCCTCGTACCCACCAGACGCAGACTCGACCTTTACCTTGGCCTGAACAACGTGACCCTCTAAGTCAGCCGCACTCGTTACCGTGACCAGGCCACAGCCCAAGCACAGATTCTTCAGCTTGGCAACACCAAAGGAGTTGCTGGGTACAACATAATCCCAAACACGGCGGCTCTCATGCGGCCCATCAGCCACTTCCATAGCGACCTTCAACATGTCGTTTCCGGCCTTACTCTGTGTCTCCTGCACCTCCAGAATCCGCAGGGCGTACTGACCTGCCGGGAAGGGGGTAAAGTCACCAGATGGTGCGTCTGGTGCGTCTGCGGCGTTAAAGCCAGTGTCAAAAATTCCCATGTCAGTTACTCCTGAAGTTGTGGGATAAGGGATAGAAGCGGGTTCGCTCCTGGTTCAAAAACAACATCATCACTGATGCCGAATCGATTCTTTGCAACCGTGGCCGGGCCACTGGTCAACTGGATGATGCGGGTGCCGTCAGACTTGGCGCGCTTCTTATCGCCAGTCCCATGAATCAAGGTGTTGATCCGCAGGTGGGCGCACAGGTCCACATCATCAGTAAAGGGTGCGAGGTATCGCTTGTTCATGCGCAGCGTCCAGCGGCTGTATGGCTCACTGTCCGGTGGGGTGATCTGCTCCTCACCCTCATGGGCGATGAACACAATGTGCATGTCACGGTGCTGGGACAGCTTGTCGCACAGGAATTTAAGTTGGCCCAGGCGCTCCGCACAGTACTGGTAGCCAGCACCATACCCACCCCGGCAAGCTGCCAAATTATCTTTGCCCTCATCCCGCATCAGTTCCGTCTCAACCATCCGAGACGCCTTGGTGATGGAGTCAATCACCAGGGTCTTGAAGTCGTGTTCACGGTCACCCACGGCACGGACCTGATCCAGTAAATCCTGGAACTTGTCTGCCACTGGGAAGGCGGGAACGGTGTCACCCACGCTAGCGAGGCCGTCCTCCGCACGGATGAAGATGGGGTTAGGAAAGAGCGCCGCCAGGGAGGTTTTACCTACACCGGCTGGGCCATAAATGGTGGCCGAAATAGGCCGCTTCCGCTGGGTGTCCAGCAGTTCTTCTAAGCTACTCATCGCTTTTAGGTTCCTTTATGGAAATGGAAGGCTTTGCCGGAGAGCTTGTCAGGCACTCGCAAACCTCGTGGTAGGTGCGCTCATCAATTGCTGCCAACTGATTGAGTGCGGGTTTCATGACGCTATAGCTGACCTTGAACAACTGCTCACGCAACTCAGAGTCCAGCTTGGCTACCCGGTCATGGTCGGCCTTGAAGTTGATCCGCTGGGTGGCAGATACCTTGTACCCATCCTGCTCAACCGTGTTGGTGCCCTCATCAGGCAGGCCAATCTTGGCGCACAGGTCAAAGGTCGCCTCGTCCAGGCGGGCCTGTGCGTTCCTGACCGCTGCCTTCGCTTCCAGCCAGTTCGATATCTCTGTCGTGCCATCCAGCCCAGCGCCAGCATTCGTTTCTGAGGTCGGTGCAGCCGACCACCAATCGTTTTCCATCATTCCTTACTTCCCTCCCGGCCTCGTAGAGCCTTTGTTGTGTTGAGTTCATGCACCATGTCCTCCACGGTGGTTGTCTTGATCATGGGGGTGGGCCTTGGCCCAAACCCTTTCTCAGCGCGCAGGGCATCGACCTTGGCCTGGTAGGTGTCGTTAAAAACCTCGCAGGACTCAGGATCGAAACGCGCCATTGCACTGAAAAACTGTTGTATTTCTTTGGTCACCGGATGCCTCTGGCTGGGGGTGATTAATTAACTTGAGGCCATAATAACTGGTAAACGAGTCGTAATACAACTGGTAAGTGGTAATTAAATGCAAAAAGATTTGCCCCTGCCTGAAAAAGCGACAGGTCTAGGGGGTGGGAAGGGGGGTTAGGACATCAGGCGCAGGACTAGATGGCGCAGTAGATCCAGGTCAGAACGGGACAGACGATCCTCCGACAGCAGGTCGATAATAGACTGCTGGGCCGGGTCGGATGAGTGGTAGTTTTCATTGTTCTGAACCAGCAGGGGCAACAGAGCCTCACCGATGTGAGTGATATCAGTAGACTCACAGCCTAGTATCCTGGCGATATCAGGCCCACGGGCCGGGGGCACACCCTTCTGGCCCCACGCAGCCACAGCAGACTGGGACACGCCCAAGCGGTCTGCCAACTGCTGCTGGGTAATGCCAGCCTCGCGCATCCTGACGCGAAGCTCAGTACCCTTCGATTGATTGATCTGACTCATAACGTTAATTATTACTATTGTTTAGCAATAAATCAAATAACTTGGAGCTATAAGAAAGGAGTGGTAATATCTCCAAAAACAACCAATAAATGGTATTAAAAAGCAATGGAAAAGAAGAATAAACGCGGGCGACCACCTTTCAAATTAGCCACACCCACACGGGTTCATAGAGAATTATTATCCCACTACAACAATGACTTAGCGCAGATAGCCGCCGACCTGGGTGTGCAGAAGCGGGCGGTTGTTCGTTGGTTTCATGAGGGCAGCTTTCCCCTGCATCGTATCTATCAGTTATCACTGATCACGCACTTCAGTGCCGATGAATTGATGGTATTACACCGCAGGGGTGCAGCTTAATGAACCACCATGTATGGGATATGTGGGAAGCAGGCCTGTCTGTATTCCCAGTCGGATCACCGGCACTGTGCCCAGCAGGGGTGGACCCGCTGGAGTATTCAAAGCAGCCACTGGTGCCGTGGAAGGCCTACCAGGAGCGCCAGCCCCTGGAGTTAGAGGTTGAGAACTGGTTGCAGAAATATCCTGACTGCAACTGGGGCATCTGCACCGGCAACAAAATCAACGTGGTCGATGCCGACTCACAAGAGGCCGTAGAACGCATCGATACACGGGAGTGGATCACCTACACCCCCTACTACGTCCAGACCGGCAAGGGGAAGCACTACGTCTACCTGCACAACGGCCTGGATATCAGTAACTCCAGCAACCCACAGACCAAAGTGGATGTCAGGGGCAAGGGTGGCTATATCGTCGCTCCCGGCTCTATCCACGGGACAGGGGTGCAGTACACCCTGATGGGTCCAGAGGGTCCAGTGGACTTCTCAGAGGTGCTGGAGCATGCCCCTAGTATCAAGGCCGGTGATATTGAGGCACTCCAGGGTAAGGTCATTGTGGAGGCCGTTTCCAGCGGGGTGGATGAAGGTGGGCGCAACAACAACCTGGCGCGCAACATAGGCCAGTGGCTCAACGAGACGCTGGACCTACAGATTGTCATGGGCAAGGCTATTGCCCTCAATGACCAGAACAACCCGCCCCTGGGCGAGGCGGAGGTCCGCAAGACCGTCCTGTCCATGTTCCAGACCCACGCACTCAAGATGGACAACGACTTCGTTGCCCATTATGAGGAGGCACCCAACGACACCATCACCCCCATCTGTTTGGACCGCATCAAGACAAGCCCACCAGCCAAGCCCAGTGTCATGGGGCGCTTTCCTATCGGCCACACCAGTGCCGTGGTGGCGATGGGCGGGGCAGGCAAGTCCACCTGGTTGATCCGACAGGCCGTCCAGTACGCCTACGAGGAGGGCGGTCACACCCTCATCATCAGCGCCGAGGATGATGTTGATGACTACGCCAACAAAATCCACAACGACATCTTCACCCGCAACATCGATGGCCTTATCCATGACGTAGACCCCGGCCATATTGCCAACAAGATTGCCGTAATGAATAAGCGCGGGTCCGGTGCCAAGCTCATTGAAGAGCGTATGGGCCTGAAGGTGCCATCCAAGTGGGCCATTGGCCTGGTTGACACCATCGACCCCATCTATACCTGCATCATCATCGAAACCACCAGCCGCTTTGCCGGGGGTGATGAGTCCAACGCAGACATGGAAGCCATCGTTGCCGCCTGCGACCACATTGCCAGAACCCTTGGCGTGGCCCTGGTCCTTGTCCACCACACCGGCAAGTCACAAGCCAGAGAGGGCCAGGCAGACCTGTACTACGGGCGCGGTGGCTCAGCCCTTGGCGATAACACCCGCTCCATGACCGTCCTACAGGTGATGGACTCCACCGACAACTGGAAAGACACCGTGGCATCCCATGAGATTGACCAGGAGATGCTGGTTGAGGGGCAGTACGTCCAGGTGGCACATGTCCGTATGTCCTACGGCCCCTGCCTGCCACCCACCGTGTTCCTGAAGCGTTCCGGTATCTGCAACGGACCCATGATGCATGCCGTCAAGAAACTCAGCACCGAGGACAAGGCGGCTGCTGAGAAGGCGCGGCTGAAGGCGCGTGAAGCGGCTGTCATGGCTGCGGTTCTGAAATACATCAAGGCCAAAGATGGCCGGGTGCAAAAACGTAATTTTCTGGAAAACCAATACAAGGAAACCAGCTTTTCCAGAAACGTGGTTCGCGCGTCTGTCTCCGACATGGTGGACAACGGCGATTTAGTAGAAGTGTCCGTCAAACCTCCCAAAGGTGGGCAGGCGGCGGTTTTTTTAGCAATTAAAGGAGCATAGATATGCAGATATTTGATTTACCAGTACACCCGGCAGCGGATGTCTTTCCCATGCTGGACAACGATGAGTTGGCTGATCTTGCGGCAGACATCAAGGCCAATGGCTTGCAACACCCAGTAGTGGTGGGCCAAGTCGATGGCGTTGAGATGCTGATTGATGGGCGCAACAGGCTGGCGGCTTGCAAGCTGGCGAAGGTAGAGCCAGAGGTTAAGCAGTTGAATGGGCATGACCCAGAGGCGCTGATCCTGTCCGAAAACATCATGCGGCGGCATATGACCAAGGGGCAGCGGGCAATGGCTGTGGCGATGATGTATCCAGAGGGGCAGCAGGGGAAGAAGGACAACATCGCAAAACTTTTGGGAAGTGGTGAGTACCTTCGCCAAGCCCGCACCGTCCTGAAGTATGCCCCCGAATACACCGATGCCGTCCTGGCTGGTGCCAAGTCCCTGTCTGAAGCCTACGAAGAAGCCAAGCACCGCAAACGTGCAGGTAACGATGACACTGACAAGCTGGAGTGGCTGAAGGGTGAGGCACCAGACCTTGCCGATAAAGTGGTCGAGGGCGAACTTACCTTAATTGGCGCAATTGCCGAGCATCATGAGCGTGAGCGTCAGCGTGAAATGGAGCGCGCTGCCCTTGCTGGAAATCTGCGCGAAGTCCATGTGCTTGCTGAATCCCTTCATTCAGCGGCGAATCGACTGTCAGTTGTATCGCTTATTACTGAGTTTTCAAAAGACTACGAGAAAACCACATCCTTTGAGGCTGGCGAGTTTATTGAATCCCTTGACCTGCTTGAGCAGGGCATTAAATCACTTAAAAACGACCTTGGAGGTCAACAATGAAATTCAATCATAAATTAAAGCCGGAAGTTAGCGAGTACCTTCATGGTGCAATCAACTCACAACTGGATTCGATATCTGGTACAAGCACATCGCCAAGAGATATCGAGAGCGCGGTAAAGACTGCTCTTCTCACAGATTTCGATAATAACGAGCTTCTCAACCATATTGTTGATCAGGCTGTGCGGTCAGCGGTCAGCGCGTCAATAGACGCAAAGTCTAGTGAGAAGTTTGACGAGGACCAGGGCGCGCTATTTAACTCGTCGTTCATGGAATCAATCCTAAAACAGGATGACGGTAATATTTGCAAGCACAAAGACGCAAACTGGGACTTGATGGTTAGTCGTCGCCGCCGACAGCAAAAGCACTTAACCGATGCTGAAAAGAAGCTGGCGTTGACTGACAGCAGGATGCTGGCGCTTAAGACTGCTGGAATGCAGGACGATCCGAAAATGACAATCGGAGAGGCCGTCAAAATACTCGAAGGGCGCAAGCGGTGAGCCAGTATAAAAGGTGCGCCGTTTGGGTTTTGGCGCACCTTGGCGCACCTTGGCGCACCTTATCGGGATACACAAATGATGCTGTGTAGGCGCTTGCGCAAGCAAGGTGCGCCAGCACTGTATCTACTACTAGGCGGCGCACCTTTTGGCGCACCTTTTGGTACACCTTGGTGGGGAAATTGGAAGGTGCGCCGTAAAGGTGTGCCGTTGATGGGGAAATGGGGGGCGTTTTGGACAAGTTAAAAGGTAGGTCGGAGGAACTGGATCAGCAGTTGTTAATCAACTGGGTGCTGCGGACCTATGGCAAGGAGGTGGAGCAGTGGATGCACCACAGTCCGAATGGGGGAAGGCGTGATGGGGTCGTGGGGGCCAAGATGAAAGCGATGGGAACTAGGCGGGGATTTCCCGACCTGGTGCTCTATGTGGGGCGGGGGAAGTATGTCGGGCTGGTGGTCGAGATGAAGCTGGGGAAGGGGAGGCCCTCCAAGGAACAGAACGGGTGGCTGAACCATCTGGAGGGGGAGGGGTACTCATGTCATGTCTGTTACGGACTGGACGAGGGGGTCGAGGCTATTTCTCGTTATCTAGAACTGCCCTGTCCAGTGCGCGGATGATCCAGGGGGAGAGCTTGCCGGGTCTGGAGGCCTGCTCATACGCCCGCTTCTGTTCGGGGGTGACGCGGATATGGATGGTGCTGACCTTGGGGTTGGCCTTGGCCGCGTGACGCTTGCCGGTGTTCCCGTGGGGTTTGGTGTCTGTCATGGGGTTCTCCCTAAACGAGTGAGGCGAGGGTGATTAGCATCACGAGGGTGAACAGGCCCCAAGCGTAGTGTTTTGCGCCAGTGGTAGGCTTGCTGGCCCTGTGTGGGGTGGAGATGTAAGGCCTCGCCATCTCAGCCATCTCTGCATCGATTGCCCTCTGCTCCAAGCCAGTCCGTACCCATACCCATCCAAACCAGGTCACCAGCAACACCACCGCTATGGGTAGGGCCGGTGGGTAGATCACGCACAGAATGGCGAATAGTATTAATTCAGTCATTTTCTCTCTCCTCTGGGCTGCTGCCCTCAACTCAATGACGCCATTATCACTTATTATTGGTTAATTGTCAACACAAATAATAGGTAATACCACTAAAAAGTGATATAACTGCCAATGTGTAAATGACCAAAACGATCATTTAATGGGTTATGTGAGCGAATATGTCACTAAAAAGGGTGTTTACTAGGCGGGCGGGTGCGCCCACCGCCGAAAAGTTTTCAGCCCCTGGCTCGACCGGATCGGGCCAGGTGACGGCTAATGACACCCTGCTCGGCCAGAGTTGGTCATAAAGTGAGCAATAATGGCGTTATTAGTGCGCCTAATCTCCATTATGTTAAATAGCGGTTGAATAATTAAACTGCAAGGGCAAGGGAGGGGCAAAACCCACCCCCCCGGCGGTTTCTGAGCGAGTCGGTCGGGTGGGCGCAAGTCCACCCCCCAAAATTTTGAGGTGAAAAACTTTGGCTGAAGAGAAGAAACGACCGGGCCTCAAACCAGGCCAACGCCACTCAGGCCAGTTCGTCAAGGGCGACCCCCGCAGGTCCAATACTGGCAACCGCAAGCATGCTGACATCATTGACTTCCGCAAGAAGATAATGGCCCGCAGTGACGCCGCCCTGGAGGCTCTGGACTACCTCCTAGACCTGAACAACAAGGACATCTCCGCCAAGGACCGCCGGGAGACGGCAGAGTTGGTATTGAACCACGCCCACGGGCGACCTGTGGACCGGATAGCCATTGCCACTCTGGATGGGAACATTGATGGCCCCACGGCCAATCTGGACCTTCCCACGTTGCGTCAGCGGGCGGCGAGTTTGATCAGCCGGATTGACGATGCCAAGGATGTGACGCAGGTGGTTGATGAGCAATAACCTTGCCCTGGCCGACCTGTCTGATCAGGACCGTGCCCTCCTACAGGAGTTGATGCGGTATGAGCGGGCGTTGGATAGCTTGGGTGGGTTCCGTCAGTTCATGGAGTCCACGGGTCACAATGACTTTGCGTACCCCCATGAGAAGCACCATGCGGTGGTAGCGGAGCATCTTGAGCGTGTGGTGAGTGGGGAGATTAACCGTCTGATGGTGTGTTTGCCGCCGGGTGCGGCGAAGTCCACGATTGTGAGCATTCAGTTTGCCACTTGGTGGTGGGCAATGAATCCCGGCCATCATATTTTGCGTTGTTCGGCCACGCAGTCGTTGGCTGAGAAGTTTGCTCGTCGGTGTCGTGCAGCGATTATGACGGACGAGTACAAGCGTCTGACGGGCACGGAGATTGATAAGTCCCATCAGAGTGTATCCAGCTTTGGCAATATGGCTGGTGGGACGATGACGGCGGCTGGTGTGGGCACTTCTATTGTGGGTTTGCGTTCGAATCTGTCCATTCTGGATGACCCGGTCAGTTCGTTTGAGGCGGTGCATAGTGAGACGCAGCGTCAGGCGGCGTTGGACTGGTATCGCACGGAGTATCGTTCTCGTCTTATTCCTGGCAGTCCTGAGATTATTGTGACCACCCGTTGGCATACGGATGACATTCCTGGTGCGATTTTGAAGTCGGAGGAGGCTGGCACCTGGACGGTGGTACGGATTCCGATGGTGTGTGATTCGGATGATGATCCGATAGGTCGGAAGGTTGGTGAGCGGTTGTGGCCGCAGTGGTTTACGGACCGGATGGTTGAGGAGGCCCAGCGTGATCCTGAGCGTTGGGCGGGCATGTATCAGCAGGTGCCGCTGACATCTGAGGGTGACTGGTTAAATCCAGATGACATAGAGGTTGTGGATGAGGCTCCCAGTCATTTGAATTTGAGTGCTGGGTTGGACATTGCGATGACGGATGGTCGTGGTGACTTTTCGGTCTGTGTGGTGGCTGGGATGGATGCCAAGGGCACGATGTGGTTGGTGGACATGTGGCGTGATCGTGTGACGCCGGACAGCATTGTGAACAATCTGGTGCATCTTCATGGGAGGCACAATTTGCGTGAGGTGCTTTTGGATAATGATGTGGGTGCGAAGGTGTTTAAGAACCTGGCGCACAAGATATTGATGGAGCGCCGTCAGTATTTGCCGTTGGTGGATATGCCGATGCGGGGTCAGGACAAAGAGGTTCGGGCGGCTGCGTTTCGGGGTTTGGCGAAGATGGGTGGTGTAAAGATGGTGCGTGGGCCTTGGAACACGGACTTGTTGCGGGAGATCAGTGAGTTCCCGTTTGGTGATCACGATGACATTGTGGATGCGTTGGGCCTGTTGGGTCGTAGGGCTGCTGCGATGGGTAAGGCGGGACCGACTTTGGCTCCGCAGGGTAGTGAGATTGAGGCGGCATTTATTGAGGAGGATGGTCGGATGTACACACGGGCGTCTTTGGATGATATGTGGGAGCAGCCTGTGCGGAAAGGGACGTTAAGGATATAGGAAGATGAGTGATTATAGTGAGCAGGACAAGAACCCTACGGGTAAGACCCCGTCCCAGTGGCACAAGCATTGGGGTCGTGAGATGGAAGCGGCTGAGAAGCGTCTGCGGAAGTTTCTAAAGCAGGGTAACAAGGTTGTTGAGCGGTATTTGGACCAGCGTGTTGATCAGGACATGAATGGGCAGCAATCGCGCCTGAATTTGTTCTACACCAACGTCAGCACCCTCCAGAGCATGCTGTATGGCTCTGTGCCGAAGATTGAGGTCAGTCGTGAGCATCATGACCCTGATGACGATGTGGCCCGTGTAGCGTGTCTGATGTACGAGAGGATGCTCCAGGCAGATGTGGAGCCGTCAGGTGAGAATCTGCCTACGGTATTGAAGGCGTGTTTGCAGGATCGTTTGTTGCCTGGGTTGGGTATAGCGCGGGTGCGTTATGACTTTGAGACGAGCATGGTCACAGTGATGAATCCTGAGACGATGCAGCCTGAGCAGATTGAGCAGGTGTCGTATGAGGATGTGCCGGTTGATTATGTGCATTGGCAGGATTTCCGGTGGGGTTGGGCGCGTACTTGGGCTGAGATTCCCTGGATGGCGTTTCGGGCGTATTTGACGAAGGATGAGGCGTCGGCGCGTTTTGGTGATGACCGTGCTGAGAAGCTGGAGTACAAGAACCAGACACCGGAGGGTGAGGACGAGCGTGGTGGTGATAGTGACCAGCAGAGCAATGTCCAGAAGGCAGAGATTTGGGAGATTTGGAATCTGTCTGACCGCCGGGTGTATTGGTGGAGTGCGGGTTGTGACTATGTGTTGGACATCAAGGATGACCCGTTGGGTCTGATAGGTTTCTGGCCGATTCCCAAGCCGCTAATTGCCAACAATACGACCAAGTTGTTCATACCGAGGGCTGATTTCATTCTGGCCCAGGATTTGTATAACGAGGTGGATGAGTTACAGACGCGGATCAGCGTTATCACCAAGGCCATCAAGGTGGTGGGTGTGTATGACCAGTCGGCGTCGAGTCAGGTGGGTAGGATGCTCAAAGAGGGCATCGAAAACGACCTGATTCCGGTGGATAACTGGGCAATGTTTGCTGAGAAGGGTGGTTTGCGTGGGGCGATTGATTGGTTCCCGGTTGAGACAATTTCTGCGGTCTTGCAGCAGTTGCAGGGCATTCAGCAGCAGAAAATCCAGCAGTTGTATGAGGTGACGGGTCTGTCGGACATCATGCGTGGTGGTGCGACTGACCAGTATACGGCGGCTGCGACCCAGGGTATGAAGATGAAGATGGGTTCTATCCGCGTTCAGGCCTTGCAGGATGAATTTGCCCGTTTTGCCAGTGATTTGGAGGCCTTGAAGTCGGAGGTTATCAGCAAGCACTTCTCTGAAGAGTCGATTTTGAAGCAATCTGGCGCTCAGTTCCTGTCGAAACCGGATCAGGAGTTGATTATGCCTGCGCTTCAGTTGATGAAGTCGCCGGAGGTGGCTTGGCGGGTGGATATCCGGCCTGAGTCGATTGCGATGGTTGATTATGCGCAGTTGAAGTCTGAGAGGACGGAGTTTTTGACGGCGATGTCAACGTATATCCAGTCTGCGCAGGCGGCGGTGAACAGTATGGGTCCGACAGCGTTGCCGGTCCTGATGGAGTTGATGAAATGGGGTATGGCGGGCTTTAAGGGTGCCAATTACCTGGAGGGCATTATGGACCAGGCCATCCAGACGGCGATCCAGTCATCCCAGCAGCAGGGTCAGGAGCAGGAGCAGCCTTCGCCGGAGCAGATGAAGATGCAGACGGAGCAGATGAAGCTACAGGGTCAGCAGCAGAAATTGGCCGGTGAGATTCAGAAGATTCAGGCCAAGTCTGCGGCTGATATGCAGTCTCAGCAAGCTAAATTACAGGCTGAGATTGCCAAGATACAGACTGACAGTCAGGCCGATATGACACTGGAGCAGACCCAGGCTCAGAATCGATTGATTGAGATCAGTCGGGAGTTGGAGGCGAGTATGGCTGAGATACAGGCGGCGATGCGGGCTGACCTGACGGTGGAGCGGGCACAGGCATCGTTTGACATCCAGTCCCAGCAGAACGAACACCAAAATAACCTTGTGGAGGTGAGAACCAATGCCGCGTTGGCGTCAAACAATCAATCCCGAAACGGGTAAGAGTCAATTCATTCCGATTGATGAAGTGGCAAGGCGACAGAGCGGAGCCTATTTACAGGGCGATATTCAGTCTTTTGTTAGTCCTGTCGATGGGTCTGTTATTTCTGATCGAAAGCAACTTAGGGAGCACAACCTGCGGCATGGGGTGGTGAACTCAGCAGAATTTAGCCATGCGTTCAATGAGCGCAAGGCTAAAGAGCGGGAACGCGCGGCGGCGAATGACCGCAAGGCGGTGAAGAGAGAGTTATATGAGCGACTAATTAGAGCAGAACGGGGCGAACAATGAGCGAGATAATGAATGACCTGGCCGAGGCTTGGGAGGAAGTTGAGAATGAGAACACTGATGAAAACGAGGTTCATGCAACCTCAAGTGAATCCGACAGTGCCGACATCGAAGGAGGAGCCTTTGCCGGAGCAGACGATGGCAGTGACGCAGGAGGTGCCGGACCAGATGTTGACGGCGAGGGAGTGCAACCGCATGACGAACAACATAGTCTTGGCGAACAGGATGTCCAGAAAGACGAGGTCGCTTCCCTAGACAAGCCACCGGCTGGGTTATCCCCGGCGGCGCGTGAGGTGTGGAATGAGGTGCCTAATGCGGTGCGTGAGCATATTGCCGGGTATGAGAAGCGGATGGAGGGCATGGCGCAGAAGTATAGTCATGATGCCAACCGTGCGCAGTCGATGGATAAGGTGTTGCAGCCCTTTTCGCAGCTATTTGCTATGGGTGGTGGGCCGCAGAATGTGATGCCTGGGTTGTTGCAGACGGCGTCCATCCTCCAGATGGGTTCTCCGCAACAGAAGGCTGACCAGGTGGCAAACTTGATCAAGCAGTTTGGTGTTGATATCCAGTCCCTGGACCGTGTGTTGGTGGGTAAGGCCCCACCCCCAGAGCAGCAGCAGGCCAGCCAGGTTGAGCAGTTGGTCAATCAGCGGTTCCAGCAGATGCAGCAGCAGCAGCAGCAACAGGCGCAGCAGCAGCAGATGCAGCAGTCTGCCAGTGAGATTCAGTCCTTTGCTTCAGACCCCAAGAACGAGTTCTACCGGGATGTGCGGGCAGAGATGGCTGACATTATGGACATGGCGGCAAACCGTGGTCAGGAGATGAGTTTGCAGGATGCCTACCAGAAGGCCTGTCAGCTTCACCCAGAGGTGTCCAAGATTGTGACAGCCCGTAACAGCCAGGCGCAGGTCAATCAGCGTAGGCAGGCTGCTACGAGCATTCACGGCACACCGGGCGGTGAGGGTGGTGGTATGCCCGCAGATAACATGCGAATTGCCCTAGAAGAGGCATGGAACAATTCTGGTAGAGTGTGATATATTACTTGTGGGTGATATCAATCAAGTGGTATGACCCACAGTTTTTAGGACAGGCTATTCAAGCGGCTTTTCCGTCAGAGGCGACCATTCAAGCGGTCATCTGTAAGTGTGTTTATTACTTTTAACTGATAGGAGAGGCAAATGACCTTCCCCAATATCAGCGACATCGTCGCTACTACTATCGAGAGCCGCACTCGTAAAATCGCGGACAACGTCACCGAGAACAATGCCCTTCTCAAGAAGCTTGAGATGAAAGGCAAGATCAAGCCGTTCTCTGGTGGTTACAAGATTCTTCAGGAACTCTCTTTTGCCGAGAACTCTAATGCCGGTTGGTATTCTGGTTACGACATTCTGCCTGTGGGCGTCAGCGATGTAATTTCAGCCGCTGAGTTCAACATTAAGCAGGCTGCTGTACCCGTTGTGATCTCTGGCCTTGAGATGCTCCAAAACTCTGGCCGTGAGAAGATGATCGACCTGATGGAGTCTCGCATAAGCGTGGCTGAGTCCACTATGTCCAACCTCATCTCTGAGGGCCTGTACTCTGACGGTACTGGCGCTGGCGGTAAGGAGATCGATGGTCTGGATGCAGCGGTTCCCATCGACCCGACTACGGGCACTTACGGCGGTATTGATCGTTCTACCTGGACGTTTTGGCGTTCCAAGGTGGATGCGTCTACCAATATCGACGCCACCAACATCCAGGGTGTATGGAATGGCATGTGGGCCTCACTGGTTCGCGGTGCAGATCGTCCTGACCTGATCATGGTGGATAACAGCATGTGGGGCAACTACTTGGCTTCCCTCCAAGCACAACAGCGTTTTACCGACACCAGCACTGGCAACTTGGGCTTCCCAACTGTCAAGTACATGGATGCGGACGTTGTTCTGGACGGTGGTATCGGTGGTTATGCAACTGCTGGCACTGCGTACTTCCTGAACTGTGACTACCTGCACTACCGTCCGCATTCGAACCGTAACATGGTGTCACTGTCACCCAATCGTCGTTATGCGACAAACCAGGATGCTGAAGTGCAAATCCTGGCATGGGCTGGCAACCTCACTTGTTCGGGTGCGCAGTTCCAGGGTCGGATAATCGACTCAACGCCTTAAGTGGTTCGCCCCGCCCGCCTGGGACTTAAACCTCCAAGGCGGGCTTTGCCTCTTCTCCGGGAGGGGCCTTTTTGGAGTAATTATTGCCAGATACGCGGCGGTTAGCTAAAAGCGGGATGTTATCTCGCACAACAACCCATAGGTGACAAAATGAACAGCCCAACAGCTTATGCAGACAATATAGAGATCGTTATTCGCTCAGGCGAGGTAGCGGCTAACTGGGGTACTGGCATGGATTACGGAGCATCTAATGCGCCTGGAGTCGGTGTAGCAACAGACAACTCCAATCTGGAGCAATCCCTACCTAGCTGGACACTGCTTGACCAAGATGGCGATGCGCGTACACCGCAGGTCAGTCAGGTTATTGGCGGGGGTGGCCCAGCAGGATTGTCAGGAAAGGGGTTGCAGCCTGTAGAGGTTGTTGCCAATAACGAATCGGGTGATGGGGGTATTTCGGCATCCCAAGAGGCCCATTTAGTCACTCTGGCCGCAGGCTGGGTTGGCGTAACACCACCCCCATAACGGAGAATTATCATGGCTCAATCAAAAATTAGCTTTTTCGTAGATGATGCTTCAGTTACAGCAATGACCACTCGCGTTCCTGGTGCAATATTTAATAGTGGAGCCTTTGCAGGTGGCGGCAATGCGCCTGGAATTGGTATCTCCACGGAAAACGCTGGCCTTGCTGAGTCACTGCCTAACTGGACGCTGCTTGACCAGTTCGGCAATGCCCGTGCTGCACAGCGCAGCCAGTGCATTGGTGGCCCTGGAATTAGCAGCCCGAGTGAGTCTGACGGTCAGGAGGGAACACTTCCTGCTGCAACAATTCGGCTTGTGAGCAATAGTGACTTGTCCACCGCTGCCGAAAAAGCGGCTAACCCTAATGTAGATGGCTCGTTAGCCTTCCCACTGCTGGGTGCTAACCTGACTGATCTTGCTCTTGGCTGGGTTGAAGGCACATAAGCAACAAGCTTTCTGCCGGTGCTAATGCAGGCGGTCTTTATAAGACTGCCGCTGGTCTTGCTGGATGGGCTGATTCACCCAGCGTGTTACTAATAATAACCCGCAGTTGTGCGGTAACAACGTAAAGCCCCAAAGAGGGCATATCAAGAGGGCAACATCATGCTACAAGAAAGTGATTATGGAATGACGGATATGGCAATGCAGGGTCAGCAGGGGCGTTTTTCTGCTGACGATACATTGCTGGTGAAGTTTTACATGCACCCCGGCCTGAACCAGGCAAAGACGAAGACAGAGGGTCGCCCCATCTACGAGGAGCGTCCTTATGTCTCTATCATGCAGCCGGGTAACAAGGACAGCATTATCCAGCGTCCTGCCACTGAGCGGGATAAGCAGCGTTTTTCACGCCACTGGGAGAAGTTCCAGTCCCGTGAGAAGGATGAGGGTATTGAGGGTACTTTGCTTGAGGAGTGGCCTGGTTTGACTCGCTCCCAGGTGGAGGAGTTGAAGTACCTGAACATCCGTACCGTCGAACAGTTGGCGAATGTGTCCGACAGCAATGCGCAGGGTGTGATGGGTGTGAATATGCTTCGCCAGAAGGCTGCGGCCTACCTGGAGACGAGCAAGGACAACGCCACGGCAGAGGCTTTGGAAGCCGCGAATGCCCGCATCGATGAGCTTTCTAAGATCATCATCGACTTACAGAATGACGCACCATCCAAGCGCAAGACTAAAAAGAAGGAAGATACTGATGAAGTGTCCTAAGTGTGACGAGGTCTTGGTGATACCGGCTGGCAGGTCCAAGCCGGTACATGCCTGCGCAGAGAAGCCCAAGCGCAAGACTAAAAAGAAGGAAGCTCCAGAGGAGTAACTCATGGCCCGTTTCTCAACTGCCAATGACATCATCAACCGTGCTGCCGTGGAGGTGGGGCTTAATGCCGACACCGATCCGGTGGCGTCTACGGATGAGACGTATATCCAGATGTTGGCGTTGCTTGACTCACTGGGCCAGGAGTTGGTGAACCTGCACAACTGGCAGGGCTTAAAGAGCTTCATTGATGCCACAACGAATGCGACAAGCTTCGACACTCAGTTGGGTAGCGGGGTAACAATCGGCACGGGCGGTATCTACGACCTACCGGATGACTTTGACCACATGATTGACCAGACGGGTTGGGATCGTACCAACCGGGTGTCTCTTGGTGGGCCGTTGTCCTCGCAGGACTGGTCATACCTAGCGGGTCGTGATCTGGTGTCACAGTCTATCTATGCTTCTTTCCGGCTGGTGGACAATAAGCTGGCCCTTTACCCCCAGCCTGCCCCTGATGGGCTGAGAATCACCTTTGAGTATATGTCTAGATTCTGGGTGCGTGAGCAGGGCCAGAGCGTAAACAACCGTGAAACGGTAGGCAGTGGTTCGGACCTTGTTATGTACGACCCCCTACTGACCATTAAGTTCTTAAAGCTCAAGTTCCTTCAGGCCAAAGGCCTGCCCGCAGGTGATGCGGCGATGGAGTTTGAGACGATGCTGGAGTCACGCATTGGTAAGTCTGAGGGAGCGCCGGTCTTGAACGCCTCCCACAGGTCGCGTGGCTATCCTTACCTGTCTCCTTATTACAACACGGGCGACAGTGGCTTTGGGGGCGCTTAGGTGTACTCTCGCCAGCGCACTTTAGGCCGCTTAGGTAGGTCTGCCCCACCGGCTGTTCAGGCATTCACTATCCCCGCCTCTGTGGCCGGTGTGGACGCCTTCAGTAGCTTGATGGCGATGGCACCCGATGCCTGCATCTACACCTACAATCTGATGCCGGTGGAGTATGGCCTGCGTCTGCGCAAGGGTTACCGTGAGTGGGTGACCGGGTGCATTGAAT